CATGGTTCTGTTCCACTCGTATGTGAGTGAAAAAGATGACTCAGGTAGATGAACAAACACATATTCTAAATTTTCTACTGGGAAATGTTCTCGGTGGAAAGGGGACTTTTGTCGATGTTGGTGCCTTAGATGGGATTCGACACAGCAACACTGCCATACTAGAAGATAAAGGCTGGACTGGCATTTGCATCGAAGCACATCCAGACTATGCACAACTCCTAAAACAAAATAGACCTCGATCAGTTTGTCTTCACTGTGCTGTTGGTGACTCGAATAAAGACTCGGTTACTTTCTATGCAAACCATGCCGGCTCTCTTTCCTCTCTTTTGGATTACAGAGAGGAATTCGAAAAGAGTCCTGAATTCTCTAGTCATTATTCTGGGAATTTAGACAAACCAGTAAAAAAGAAGAATAATCAAACCAGTGGTATTGAGGCTGTGTCGGGACCAATCGAAGTCCCAATGCGTACGCTCGACAACATCATCTCAGAGTTCTACACCGGAAGACCCATTGATTTTGTAAAGATTGATATCGAGGGTTCTGAAAAATTGGCGTTGCCTGGTTTCAACCCGAACACATGGGGGGTTCAAGTAATTTCAGTGGAACACCTAATCGTCGGAAAACCTTTCATTGCAGAGTGGGCAAAGCGACATGGATATCACGGATTTGCAGATACAGGATTAGACTACATTCTAATTGCACCAAATATAACACCAGCAATTAGAAATGCTTACAAAAAACTCGATCCTTCCCACCAACTTCAACTCGCTTCGTCTGGCGCCTACATACCGTAGTAACGGTTCTATAAAGGAGGCCTGTATGTCAGAGGATCGCAATAGTTGTCCGCGATGTGCTGATTATGATCGAGTGGTTGAAGAGGTCGAAAACCTCAAGCAGCAAAGAACAAAAGAGGTCAAGAGTCTTCTTGACGAATGTGAGCAAAATCGCTCACAACTCCAGAAAAAGGTAACGACCATGACTGTCGTTGCCGCTATAACTGGAGCAGTTCTTGGTAAAGAGTTTGTTGATAGTATTGCCGACTATATCAATTCATTCAACAATGCAACTGGTTTGAATCTACCAACAACAATTGGTATGTCAACACCAGTGACTACAACCCAACCAGAACAGGACAAGCAGGATGATGAGAAGGACGAAGAGAAAGTCGATGATAAACAAGCGTGGGAGATTCCCTCTCTCGCAGGTCTTTCTAATGTTCCTTTTGATCTTGATCCTTACTTTCCTGATATTCTCTCTGTACTCGATGAAGATATCTTCTATGATCCACAGCAACCACCCAGTGTCCTTAGCAGAGTGGGAGTGGGAATGGTGAGTGAGAACATCTATGATGAAATGTTGTACACAGATTTTATTCAGTCGTTCCCACCATCACTCATAGAATTCTCATTCGACTCCGTGTACCCAGATCAATTCATGATCGAAGATGATCCCGTGGTAGTCCCTGCTCCGTCTGCCCTTGCCTTTCTTCTGATGTTTCCCGTGATGAGGAGACGCCGACGATGAGGTGGTTTTTTCTAGCGATTTTATGTGGATGCTCAACTCCGAAAACTAAAGAGCCTGTGTATAGGATTGGACTCTTCGGTGTCGGTGACAAGTTTGGTGTCGAACAACAAATAGAGTATTACTACTTACAATCACCTTGACAACCCCCCTTTTTGTGATACAGTTACACTATGTCTGATTTCTACACTAATGTTGCACTTGTCGGTAATACCATTTACTATCGTGGGATTGTGAATGGTGATCGAAAGAACTTCAAGGTTGATTACAGACCTACCTTGTTTGTTCGTGCAACCAAGGATAGTGAATACAAAACACTGGATGGTATTCCTGTCGAACCCTTTTCCCCCGGTGGGGTGAGGGATTGTCGTCAATTTATCGAGCAATACAAAGGCGTCGATGGGTTTACGATTTATGGTAACACGGACTACATCTATCAGTTTATTGGCGATCACTTCAATGGAGAAGTTGATTACGACCCATCGAAGGTTGTGATTGCCAATCTTGATATTGAGACAACATGTGAACATGGTTTCCCCGATGTCGATAATCCAATTGAGAGATTGATTGCGATCACTATCGAAGTCAACGGAGCAACTACGGTCTTTGGGTGTGGTGAGTTTGATCTTGAATACGAGAATACTGTTTGTCACCAATGCTCCTCAGAAGAGGATCTCATTCAGTCGTTCTTGAGTTATTGGGAAGATCTACAACCAGACATCATCACGGGATGGAACACAAAGTTCTTTGACATGCCCTACATGTTCTCTCGTATCGCTGCTGTCTACACAGAGAAAGAAGCGAAGAGACTATCTCCTTTCCGAAAGACCAGACATCTAACTGTCCAAACTAGACATGGCGAAAAGACCGCAGTTGATATTGTTGGTGTCGCGAACATTGACTATCTTGATCTTTATCGCACGTTCACATATTCAAACCAAGAGTCATACAAACTCGACCACATTGCATTCGTTGAGTTGGGTGAACGCAAGGTCGATTATGGAGAGCATGATTCCATTCAGGAATTCTACACGAATGATTTCCAGAAGTTCATGGACTACAACTATCATGATGTTCACCTAGTTCGAAAACTAGAGGACAAGTTGAAGATGATCGAACTGGCACTTGCTCTTGCCTATTCAGCAAAAGTCAACTATGCAGATGTCTTTTCTCAAGTTCGGACTTGGGATCAGATTATCTACCATCACCTTCGAGAGCAGAACATCGTGATCCCCATGAAGAAGGGTGCGTCGAAAGATACTCAGTATGAAGGTGCTTATGTCAAGGAACCTATTCTTGGTTACAACGAGTGGATTGTTTCGTTTGACTTGAACAGTCTCTATCCTCACTTGATCATGCAGTACAACATCAGTCCTGAGACAAAGATAAATCAAGACAAGGACTTCTTCGTTACACCAAACGGTGTGTTGAATGACAGTGACAAGACCAGAGAGTCATTGTCTAAACAGAAGAGGAAGAATCTATCGATTGCTGCTAACGGAACGTGCTATCGTCGAGACGTTCAGGGATTCCTCCCTGCGTTGATGGAGAAGATGTACGAAGAACGTAGCATGTACAAGAAGAAGATGATCGAGTGCCAGAAGCAGAAGGAAAAAGATCCTTCAAACAAGAAACTGGATTACGAGATTTCGAAGTACAACAACTTCCAGTTGGTCCGCAAGATTCAATTGAACTCTGCTTATGGTGCGATTGGTAATCAGTGGTTCCGATACTATGATGTTGATATGGCAGAGGCAATCACCTTGTCTGGTCAGTTGTCGATTCGCTGGATTCAAGAGTCGCTCAATGGTTTCTTGAACAAGACCCTAAAGACCGAAGGAAAGGACTACATTCTTGCATCTGATACAGACAGTGTTTACATTCATCTTGGTGATTTGGTTTCTAGTGTCTATGGTGAGGGTTCGTCGCCAGATGATGTCGTTGACTTCCTCGATAGATCGTGTCGCGAAATCTTTGAACCGTTCATCGAACGAGAATACGACCGACTCGCAGGACTAATGAACGCATACACCAACAAGATGGTGATGGGTCGAGAGGTCATTGCAGACAAAGGCATCTGGACAGCAAAGAAGAGATACATGCTCAATGTCTGGGACTCTGAGGGTGTTCGATATGCCGAACCAAAACTCAAGATCATGGGCATCGAGACCACACGTTCGTCTACTCCAATGGTGGTTCGAACAAAATTGAAAGAAGCGATCTCTCTTGTGTTGTCATCTGATGAGTCAACCATCCAGCAGTTCATTGCCGACTTCAAGACGGAGTTCACGAAACTTCCACCGGAGGATGTTGCATTCCCGAGAGGATGTAACGGTATGTCCAAGTATCGAGATGCAAACAGGATCTACAGGAAAGGCACGCCAATCGCAGTCAAGGGAGCCCTTCTGTTCAATCATCACCTCAAGCAGAACGGTCTGTCTCGAAAATACGAATCGATCAAAGATGGTGAGAAGGTGAAGTTTTTATATCTGAGGGAACCCAATCCGATTGGAGACACCGTTGTATCCTTTACATCTAAGTTGCCTGTCGAGTTGGATCTTCACGAATATATTGATTACAACAAGCAATTTGCAGTATCATTTTTGGAACCACTAAAGACAATCTTGGAAGCAAGAAATTGGTACGCCGAGAAGACTGCTACATTAGAGGGTTTATTCACATGAAGTTAGATAAAACAGACTTGATGAAACTAGAAACATTGTTAGAATACAATGAACAGTTTATCAAGAAAAGAATCAGAGAAGAACAGTCTCACGAAGAGTCACCGATTGTGGTAATCGATGCCTTACATGAGTTACTTGATACAGTAATGGATTTGCAGAGGAGAATAAACGATGAGTGATCTACTAAACATGATGATGGATGCGACGAAGAATGAAGATGCTCGTCGCGTCGGCGACGGTGTTATCGGTGATGTAAATGGTTTCGTTGATACGGGATCGTATACATTCAACGCACTCCTTTCGGGTTCCATTCATGGTGGGTTCCCCGACAACAAGATTCTTGCTATCGCTGGCGAAAGTGCCACTGGCAAGACCTACTTCACACTTGGAATGGTGCAGAGATTCCTACAAGATCGACCCGAAGGTATCGTGGTCTACTTCGACTCCGAGCAGGCGGTGACTTCGAGTATGTTTACCGAACGAGGTATCGATCCATCAAGAGTCGCCGTGATTCCCATCGATACTGTCGAGAAGTTCCGACATCAAGCGATCTCAATGGTTGACAACTACCGTGAGTTGCCGAAAAAGGATCGTAAGCCAATGATGATCGTTCTCGACTCGCTTGGTATGCTCTCGACCGAGAAAGAAATGGCAGACACCGCAGACGGTAAGACCACGCGAGACATGACGCGGGCACAGATTGTGAAGTCAACTTTCCGAACACTCACAATCAAGTTGGGTGCTGCTGGTATTCCGATGATTATGACGAACCACACCTACGCTGTTGTCGGTTCGATGTTCCCCACCAAGGAAATGGGTGGTGGTTCGGGTCTCAAGTATGCTGCTTCTACAATCGTGTATCTCACGAAGAAGAAGGTCAAGGAAGGAACCGATGTGATCGGCAACATCATCCACTGCAAACTCCACAAGTCTCGTATGACTAAGGAGAACTCGATGGTTGATGTGATGCTCGACTACGAGAAGGGTCTCAATCCATACTACGGTTTGGTTGATATTGCCCTTGATCATGGCATCTTCGAGAAGTTGGGAACCCGTGTTCAAGTTGCCGATGGTTCCAAGGTCTACGAGAAGCAGATCTACAGGGATCCAGAAAAATACTTCACCAGTGAGGTGATGAAGAAGATTGATGAAGCAGTAGCGAAGGAGTTTTGCTACGGCAGTGCGAATGTAACAGTTGAAGAGGAAATGGAGAATAACGATGATTGAAACACTATTTACCGCCGCCATTCTTTCGAGTGTCCCACCCCCGGACTACTACGATTTCCAGATCCTAGAGACTCCAAACTTCACTCTCGAATACAGTGTGAAGTGGTGGGAGGAAAGTGACAAGTATCTTTACACTTTGCTAAACACTCAAGACTCAACCATTGCAATTACACAATGGGCAGTAGGTGGAGCATTCGATCTAGATCTTGGTTTCGGAAACGATCTCGATCCCGGTGAGATGGAGAGTATCATTCTCTTCGGCAATGGATTTGGATATGAGAGTACGTTCGGTGTTGCGTTCTCTGATTACGATGTCACCAAGATTTTCTACGAAACGATTGCACCTAGCACAATCCCTGCGCCCGGAACAATCGCCCTTCTAGGCATTGCCGGACTTGCTGCTCGGAGACGAAGAAAATGAGATTTGAATTTGTGGCGAGTCGTAAACAAGAGGAGGCGATTCGCATAATCGAAGATGGTCCATACAAGAACTTGGTTCTTTCGTATGGGCCTGTTCGGTTTGAACCAATTGAAAACTCAGAAGAATGTGGTTTGAAATTTGAGTATATCCTACTTGACAACCCTAACAATGTAGAGGATAATACTCCAGAACTGGTTGAGTTTCTAGGTGATGTTCTTGTAGAACTCATTGATCACTCGATTGAAACTGATAACCTGATCTTTGATAGTGAGGATGTCGATGGACACACAGGAAAAAATAATTCTACGGAATCTGATTCGGAATGAGGACTATGCGAGGAAGGTTGTGCCTTTCCTGCGAGACTCTTACTTTCAGGAGAATGTAGACAAGGTGATCTTTCGTGCCACCAGAGATCACATCACTGAGTACAACACATGTCCACCCATCGATGCTCTTAGGATTATCGTTGAGGATGCCTCACTCTCAGAGAGTGAATTCAAGTCTGCCTCTGAAAAAATCGATGATATTGAATCTGGTGATGTCGAGACTGACAAGAACGCATGGTTGGTTGATCACACGGAGAAGTTCTGCAAGGACAAGGCGATCTACAATGCGATCCTAGAATCGATTGAGATCATCGATGGTAAGAGCAAGGATAAGACGGCGAACGCTCTACCATCGATCTTGTCTGACGCACTGTCTGTCTCTTTCGATACGAACATCGGTCACGATTACTTGTACGATGCAGAGTCTCGATTCGAGTCGTATCACAAGGTTGAGGATCGACTGCCGTTTGATCTTGAAGGATTCAACAAGGTCACGAATGGTGGTATTCCAAGGAAGACCCTGAATGTGATTATGGCAGGCACCAATGTTGGTAAGTCTCTGTTTATGTGTCACCACGCCGCACACTGCTACTCGCAAGGCAAGAATGTTCTTTACATCACTTGTGAAATGGCAGAGGAGCGAATCGCAGAACGCATCGATGCGAATCTGATGGACATCACCCTCGATGATCTCAAGATTCTCACCAAGAAGGTCTATGAGAAGAAACTGATGCGAGTCACAGAGAACATCAAGTCTCGACTCATCGTCAAGGAGTATCCAACTGCGACTGCAAATGCACAGCACTTCAGGAACCTCCTCGATGAACTTCGACTCAAGAAGAAGTTCACGCCTGACATCATCTTCATCGACTACATCAACATCTGTGCCTCAAGCAGATTCAAGGCAGGATCCAACTTCAACTCATACACGATCATCAAGGCAATCGCGGAGGAACTTCGTGGACTTGCGATTGAGTATGATGTTCCGATCTTCACTGCAACACAAACCAACCGCACAGGTTTCTCAAGCAATGATGTTGGTCTCGAAGATACCAGCGAATCATTCGGTTTGCCTCAAACTGCTGACTTCATGTTTGCAATGATGACATCAGAGGAACTAGAGGAGCATGGACAGGTTCTTGTGAAGCAGTTGAAGAATAGATATAATGACGTAACTACAAATAAGAGATTTGTAACTGGAATCAATAGAGCGAAAATGAAACTGTATGATGTAGATGATTCCGATGTAACCCTTCACGATAACTCTCAAGACAATGGTCAAAATGGAGATTTCGATTATGACAGCAAATTCAAGAAAGCACAGTTCACAGAGTTCCAGATCGACTGATAAAGCAAAGATTGATCAAGAGGAACTCAATGAGTGGAAAGAGTGGGCTGATAAGTGGATTGCCGAACAGAAAGAGCAAGACGAGAAGGAAATGATTGACTAACAATGAACTTCGTTATGAACTCGTATGTGGATAAAAAGTACATCAACCTTGTCTCTCCTACACTTGATCGATTCAAGTGGAAGAAAGACAACCTAGCAAACTGCCGATGCCCACTTTGTGGTGACTCACAGAAGAACCAAAACAAGTGTAGAGGTTTCTTCTATGAGGTCAAAGGTAAGTATAACTACAAGTGTCATAACTGTGGTGCTAGTGTATCTCTATCTCGATTTTTAGAAATGCACTCACCAACTCTACATTCACAGTATAGACTCGAACGCTATCGTTCGTCACCAAATAACTCATCCTCAATCACCACCGGAGTGAATGACATGTTCTTCAAGGAGAAAGAACCCAAACCGAGAGATAACTTCAGACACATGGTATGTGTTGCTGATTTGAATTCAGATCACACTGCCAGAATGTTCTGTGAGCATCGAATGATTCCCAGAAAGATGCACAAGTATCTGTACTATGCAAAAGACTGGGGAAAGGTTGCAAAGTCAATCGATCCTGAGGCTCGCTACATTGAGTTTGATCAACGATTGGTTTTGCCTTTTTTCGACAAGAAGGGCAATGTGGTCGCAGCACAGGGTAGAACTCTTGAGTTGAGATCTATGACTGGTTCTGCCGACCGCGAGGGATTTACCAAAGGTGGTGTTCGATATCTAACGGTCAAGTCCAACAGAGAATCCGACCGACTATGGTACGGTCAATGGAGAGTCAATCCTTCCAAGCGAATCTATGTCGTTGAGGGACCGATTGATAGTCTCTTCCTAAACAACTCAGTTGCTATGGTTGGTGCTGGTGGTGTTGGAAATGTTCCAGATCATCTCAAATCATCTGACATGGTATTCGTCCTCGACAATGAGCCTCGTAATAGGCAAATCGCAAACTTGATGGAAAGACTTCTTGAGATCGGACACAAGGTGTGTATCTGGCCACGAAGTAATGTGTTCAAGGATGTGAATGATATGATTCTCGGTGGTATGTCCAGACGAGAGATCGAAAAGCAGATCGATCAAAATACACACATGAAACTGAGTGGTATGCTTGCCCTCGGAAGATGGAGAGTTGGTGAATAATGCGTGTCAACAAAGATGGAACAACAGATATATTTGCGGGCGAAACGCTAGGTGACACCATTGAGAGTCACCCCCTTGAGGAAAATCCTACACTAACAGAGGCCATTCAAACTAGAGACTGGTTCGGCCAAGATAAAGATTTTGTAGTCCTCGACGTTGGTTGCTATAACGGACTCGACGGGGCAGAATATCTTGATGATGTTGGTAAGGATAGGTGTCGTGTATTTTCTTTCGAGGCAGATCCAAAAATTGCTAAAATTTACAGGGAAGACCACAAGTCACTCATCGAAGATGGACACATGACTTTGATCGAGTCTGCGGTGTCTAATGTTGA